TTTACAGTTGATGCAGTACGGTATGGCATTGCCTTTCACCTCGCTTTCTTAGCCGGTTGTAGCCGGCGCTTGGCTATCATACATACGTTCAACCTTCTCTTCTGTGGCCTTCTCCTCGTCCGGCGCGCTGGCACTAATCTGCTTGAACCAGCGTTCGTCCACTGCATCTTTCGCCTGGATAACACCGACAAGCACGTCAGCCAGGTCTTCGTCCTGCTCCGTCCCGTCGGCCAGCTTGACCGTGCGGGCCTGCCCATCCAGTGCTGTTAGAACTGCGCGCAGTGGGTCTTCCTGGGCAGGGATGATGTGGCGGGAAGCCGACAGTGCAGTTACCCGCGCATTAGCCCGGGCCACCTTTGCCTCCAGCGCGGCGCCTGCCGTTACCTTCTCAGCAGCAGCAACGGCTTTGGTCGCCTCAGCTTGGGCGTCAGCGGCTTTAGCTTCAGCGGCCTCGACTGCCGCTTCCCAGTCTGCGGTCTCCTGCTTCGGTTCCTCAGGCTCGATCTCGGCGGCCAGTGCCACAACGTCCTCCTCCTTCACCTCACCAGCGGCGAATAGAGCTTTGATGCTGTCTATGAAATTGCCCATCTTGGCACCTCCTTTCATTTGTAGATTGGCGTACTCATTGCCAATCGCTTGTAGTTGTGCGTTCGTCATCAATGGCGGTTCGGGCCGGAAGTCGCTGGCGTTGAGCACCAGTGACCAGTTCATGCCCTTGACCGCCGGATTGTCCACGAAAGCCCCACCCAGCACCACGCGGTCGAATGTCTCGTCCAGGCTGGGCGAATGGTAGGAGTTCTCGATGCCCAGTTCACCGCTGATATACTTGAGGTTCCCGCCGCTTATCAGGCCGAAGGTGTCACTGTCTACCTCCACGTCTGCCAGCAGCGCACCGCGCCCCTCGTCCACACGCAGACCCTGGATATAGCCAAGGTTGTTGCGAGTGTCCCAAGTCCCCTGTGCGTCCTCTTCGTCGCTCGGGTGGCGAGGTCGCATCGGCGGCGTCCAGCCGTCTGCGTCCTTGATAGCTGCAAAGTTACTGGCATAGTCATTCAGATCATCGAGGCTCAATTCCAGCAGGCCGCCGGCGGCATTCCATTCCCCCACGCGGCACAGCGGCAGGCCCCTCACCAGATAGCGGTTGCCCACCTGCTGGTAGTCAACCAGGAAGTCGGACAGATCGGACAGGAAAAAGCGCTTTATCTCGGTATGATCATTGGGCATTACTCTCATCCTCCAAATTCGGCCACGAGTTCGTGCTGCCCGAAGCCTTCATACTGTGCATAGTTGCCCTCGCCTGGCGACGGTATCTCCGACGGGTTCGCCCACTTAAAGCCCTTCTCCCACTCGAATATCGGAATCAGGACTGTGCGACACGCGAAGTGAATCGGCGGATTATCCCGTAAATCTTCTTTGCTTACCTTGACATCAGCCAGCTCCGTGCAGATGTCAGTGGTGCGATCATCCAATACAACTTCATACTGGTAGCCGACTACCGCATCGTCCTCTGCCATGTGGGCGAACCGGCCCCCGTTGTACATGGTGCTGGTCTCCGTGCGTATCTGCGTCCGCACCCGCGCCAGTGGCCAGCTACCCGCCTTCCTCAGCGCACCCTCAAACTCCTTACGAGTCCAGACCTTGCCCTGGGCTTCACTCACTATGTCCCGCACCCTGCGCTGCAACTGCTCATCGGCATTGGCTATCGGCGGCAAGCGTGTCGCCACGTAGCGGTCAACAAAGCCAGTGGCTATGCCAAAGGTCTCATCTCGCAGTGGCGTAAAGACGCGCTGCTTGAACGCCCCCCAGTTCTCGCCCTCCAATCGCGCCCAGGACACATCCCACGGGTCGGCGGCTGCCATCTGCACGGGCAGCAGCCTTGCTGTCCCTGGTGCTCGCCGCCGTCGCTTTGCTTCCTCACTAAATCGTTTGGCCGACCACGCCCCGAGGCGGGCAATCACGTTCATAGCTACCAGGCCAGCCTCTTCCAACTCCGCGGGAGGCATGCCCCGGTGCGACAGTATATCGTCAATGATATTCTCTACGTGCCGATGGCATGTCCGCCACCACCAGCGTTCCGTAAGCCAGACCATGCGACTGATCTGCAATGAATTATAGCGCGTCGGCAGGTGCCAGATATCCGGCAGGCCCGCATAGGTGATCAAGTCACTTCTTCCTCGAGTGGGGCTTGAGCAAGGAGCCGTATTGCTCTAATCTTATCCCATTTGTCCCGAAAGTTGTCAGACACATTCAGAAGGTGACTCTCATACCCATCAGATAAAGGTTGCCCCAAAAGATGCATTATGTGCCATGTTGCAACCTGTATGGCATGTCCGGCATGTCGGGCTATGCTTTCGGATTGTTCCCATTCTTCCTGAGACACGCTAGCATAACGCTCGGCCGCTACTTCAAATAGACTATAAATTTCTTCGGTTTTCAAATCTTGATAGTCTTTTTTGCATAGCCTATCAAGTTCCTCATTTGTCAGAGCGTTATACTGCTTGATACGACGTTCTTTCCGCATCTTGATACCTCCCTTAAACTGCTGGCACTGCTGGCGTGGTCTGCCTACAGGCGGGGCAGAACTCGGCAGGGCCATCCCATAAACTCCCATAAGCGTATTCCTGCATCCGCCTCGCCCATTCCTTTGTGGCGTGAACCGTGCAATCCATACCGTCCATTCCCAATCCACACCTAGTCCCCCCTGCCCTATAGTTACTCCGATGGAAATGCCTGCCAGTTGTTAATAGTGCAACATAGGTATCTTTCATTGTAGTATTCTCCCTTAAGATACTAGCACTGGTGCCAACGGCACATCCGGCACAGCCTGGTCAAACTGCCCCGGCTCAATCTCCGGCAGGTAGTCTGGCAATATATCCTGAATCTTGGTATACACACGCTCGTCTACCATCAGCCCCAGGACGCCCGAGCCCGCCAGGCTCGTCAGTATGCCTGCCACAAACTGCTCGTCCGTTGGCTGCGTCACGGGAAAGCTGCCATAGTCGGCTTGCTCACCATAATTCAACTCTATCAGGGGCCGCACTATATCACGCATCAGGCACGACTCGGCGAACTCCTCGGCTATCGGCAAGGCCCCGATGCTGGCCACGTCCGAGTGTACCAGTGATTGCGCCCGCGTCCCGAACTGCGCCTCCATCACCATCAGCGACGGGATGCCCAGGGCGAGGAAGTAGGCGCGGTTCACATAGTCCACATAGTTGATAAACTCCTGGTCAAAGCCATTGGCCTTCAGCACTTCAATGCGTGGCAGGCCCTTCCACACCTCGTCGGAGTTGGCTGTCCGCAGGATCACACTACCGCCAGCCGCCTTCTTCCAGCCTTCGAGCACAACTTCCTGAAGACTCGTCTCATGCCCAAACTCATCGGTGACTTTTATATCGGGCAGCACCTCGTAGAAGTACGGTTCGCCCAGCCGCTTCAGTCCGGTCAGCCACATCTTTTCGGCTGTCTTTTTGCCCTCGTATAGCGGCAGCATACCCTTGCCAATGGGTGTGCCATAGCCGTCACCCTTATCGTCCCAGGCCCAGTGAACTACCTTGCTACCTGGAATGGTCACTTTGTTGTACGTCCCCGCCCACTGCACAATCTCCTCGGGCTGCCCCATTGCCCGCTCCATCTTGATGCCCTTAAGGGCAATGCTTTCCGGCGTGATAGGGATAAGCGACTGGTAGCCCCAGAGGTTCCGGCCACCTGAGACCAATGGAGCCAAGACCTTCTCGCTCACGCCATAGCCGATCACTGGGGCCCGCAGCAGCCAGCGTTGCGCCGACCGCCATGTGCTTTCCATACTGCCGAGGGCCTTGCGCACAAACTCCTCTATGGCATCATTCTCGTTGCTATACTCGCCGATAAGGTTAAGCACAAGGTTGCTGAAGAAGGTAACGGCCTGCCGAGCCTGGGGATCGCACTCCAGCATCTCGGTGTAAGACTTGACCTGCTTGAGCCGGTCAGTGTCTTTGCCAATAGATGTCTGGTAGGCAGGAACCAGCGTAGACAGTTGCTTTGACTCAGTTGTGCTCGGCGTGGTCTCTGCCATAGTTACCCTCTGTTACTTTGAATAGAAGCCCGGGCGCACAACCGCAGGAGCGATGCCGTGCGTGGACGGCTGCTTAGTGAGAGAGTTGTATGCGCCACTGGTACTGTCCACCTGGTCGTCGTGTACACCGTGCGGGAAGTCGTCAATCTCGTCGAGAAACGCCTGGTTCCAGTCGCCGCGTACCAGCTTGACATTGCCCGCCTCGGCTGCGATAGCTATATTCTCTGCCCGTAGTTCCTTGCTACCAGTTACATGGTCGCCCTTGAAATCGAAGCCCTCGAGCAATTGCTTGTACGTCCAGATGGTATCTTTACCGCTGCTCCCCGGCTCCTGCTCCATTCGGATGCGGACGTGCCGACCGTCTACGTGCGCCTGCCCCGTGATTTCATCGGCGTTCTTACCAGGCGTTCCCCGTAGCCGATGAATGTGCTCGATGAAGAATGTGATGCCATCAACCGTGCTCATCTTCGTGCCCGAAGTGAAGTCACCGCCAACCGTTGCGCCCCTGTCCCAGTACCGCACCCGCCGCGCTTCCTCTGGGACCTCGTCAACAATCTCAAACCAGCTTCGCTCAAACATCCCGCCTTCGCGGCTTGTCGGGTTCTGCTGGTAAAGTGCCGCCCACCAATAGCTGCCTACATCGCGCTTCGCTTGGGCAAGTTCCTCTTCGTCATATCGTCCTGGCCAGAGCGGTTCGTCGAGTTCGCGGCCCAGAGGATCATCCAGCTCGGCCAACGCAGGCAACTTAATAATCTCCCAGTCGTTACCTTCCTGCTCAATTATCCGGCCCGCCATATCATCCTTATTCCAGCGTGTCGTAATTAGCACAATAGGAGCATCTGGCTCTAAACGAGTGCGCGCAGTTGACTGATACCAGTCCCAGCCCTTCTCGCGGTAAGTCGGCGAGTTGGCCTCCTCTGCATTTTTGGTGGGATCATCAATCAGCAGCAGATTGCCGCCACGCCCCGTCACGGCCCCACCGACACCAGTAGTAAACATCCCGCCCTCAAAGCCGTCTACATCCCACTCGTTGCGAGCAGCCACGTCCTGCCGAACAGTTATCGGCACTATGTCCTGGCTATGGCCGTCAATAATGCTGTCGCGCACCTTCCTGCCCCAGGAGGCGG